CGAATAATTGAATTGGAAATATTTAAACTATTAAATAATGCTCTTGATTTTGTTGACAAGTGCATTGAACTTAAGAAACCTGATTTATTTAAAATATGTAAAGATACAGTTGAAGGTAAAATATGTATTTTAAATCGACAACCTTCTTTACATAGATTAGGAATGTTGGGGTTTAAAATTTTAATTACATCCGATCAAGTTATTAAAATACATCCATTATCTTGTCCGCCGTTCAACGCAGATTTCGATGGGGACCAGATGGCAGTTTATATTCCTATAACAAAAGGAGCAGAAGAAGAAATAGTAGAAAAAATGTTAATCTCAAACAATCTAGTAAGTCCATCAAATGAAAACATGACAACCATCCCAAGCCAAGATATTATATTAGGAATCTATTTTTTAACCATGGGTGTTTTTGATGGCCAACTTGATGATGAAACAGGTCTAAATATTTTTAATAAAACACTTCCAATTGATTATACAAAAATTGATGAACCTGTTAATGAGAAAAAATTATTGGAAATTCTAAATGATATAAAAGATACATATTCAACTGATGAAGTTGTTAAAGTTTTGGATAATATTAAAACAGTTGGATTTACATATGCAACTTTATTTGGCTGTACTATGTCATTAGAAAACTTTAAATGTAAAGAATTAACTGATTTAAGAGATAAAATATATTTAAAAGAAACAATCAGAGAACAATTAGTTGCATCAGTTAGTAAAGAAATATCACAATCTTTAAAAGATAATTTTGAATATGCATATATGATTGAATCCGGAGCTAGAGGTAGTTGGGATCAAGTTAAACAAATTATTATGACCCGAGGATTTGTATCGAATTTTGATGGAGAAATATTACCAGTTCCTATTAAAAATAATCTAGTTGAAGGTCTAACCGAAAAAGAATTTTTCTATTCAACATATGGATGTCGTAAAGGGCTTTTAGATATTTCTCTCAATACAGGGACATCAGGATATCTTTCAAGGAAGTTAATTTTTACTTGTGCCAATCTTCAAATTGATACCGAATTGGAAGATTGTGGGACAACTGATCTCCTTGAAGTTTATGTGAAATCCGAAAGAAAAGCCAGGATGTTAGTTAATAGATATCAGTTAATTGAAGATAAACTTGAAGTAATTACAAAAATAAATTATAAAGATATCATTGGGAAAACTATTTGGATCCGTAGCCCAATATTATGTAAGTCTCCCGATATATGTCATAAATGTTATGGGGATTTATACAAGAAAATTGATAGTCGATTTGTTGGAATAATAGCTGCACAAACTCTTGGAGAACGTGGGACACAATTAGTACTAAGAACATTTCATACATCTGGTTCTGCTGTTATTCAAGGTGAAGATGAGGAAGGTGATACATTAAAACAAAAAGATATTATTGGGGATCTAGCAACCGTATCACAACTTTTACATAGATTTAAAAATAAAACATATACAGACATAGTTGATGAGTTATTCGATATATATAATAAAGATATTTATCATATTCATTACGAGTGTGTAGTATCACAATTAATGTGGAAAGACTATAAAAAATGGAGATTGATAAAAGATAGAAATTTAGTGGCTCCAGATTATTATAGTATTCAGTCTGTGCCCTCACGCGAATCCTGGATATTAGCCATGGCGTATACAAAAAAAAAAAGAAGTATTCTACATGGTTTATTGTATGAAGGAAGATATTCAGGGGTTTTGGATAAAATTCTAAAAGGAGAGTATATTGAATGACCGAATTAAGTGAAAAATTGAAAGAAGATATAGTAAATGAATTAGTGGAAGGTAAATTAGATAAAACTTGGATTGAAGGAGAAATAGATTATAATTTAAGTAATTCATGTGGTATTGAAATTGAGTTAAATCCTGAGAATGCAGAAAAAATAAATGAAGTAAAATCTTTTACTATATCTGAGGATGTAACTGGAGCAGTATCAACTGTTTATAATAGGAAACCAACATGAGAGATCCAAATAGAATATACGAAATATTAAGAATATTATCTAAGATCTGGTTTAAAAATCCGGAACTTCGATTGGGTCAATTGATATTAAATGGTTGCCCAACTGATTCTGGTTTATATTATTTGGAAGACGAAGACCTATTAGAAAATTTAAAGAATACCTATAAGGAGGAGTAGAATTTGAAAGTAATTAATCCAATTTTTAAAATCCAAAACGAAGATAACAATATCTTCACAATCCGAAAACAGGATGAAGAACAAATCTTACCAATAATCAGAAATATACTCCAACCTGCAATAGATTTAGGATTTACGTTAAATGAACTTGCTTTGAAAAACTCAAGATTTTCATCTGGGGAATTGTCAAAAACAGTTAAACAAACTCTTGTGATTAAACTGCAAAAAGGAACATCTAATATTGACTTGAGTTTACAAATCCCTAAATTGGTTGATAATAATTACATTGTAATTAATGGTCGTAGAAAAATTCCTTTATTTCAATTATTTGATATTCCCATTGTTACAAGAGGAGAGAATATTAAATTACGAACCAGTGTAGCAACATTAATGATTTTAAAAGATAAGGAACCACCTGTTATCAAAGTTAGTTTTTTAGGAAAGAAGGTTCCACTATCAATTTTAATGTTTGCATATTATGGTATTGATGCAATGATACAGAATAAAGAATTAGATTTACCAAATGTTAAAATTGAAGATTTAGATAAAGAAAATTTAATGGATCTATTAATTGAAGATTGTAAATATATTTATGATGATTTACAAGGTAGCACTACACAAGACGATTTTATATTAGAAATAGGTAAAGTTTATTCAAAATATAATTCCAAATCTAAAGGTCATGATATTATTTATGCCCTTGATCTAATTCCACAGGTTGATATTTTTACAAGATCTTTCTTACAAACTGGATCATTAATAGAAGAGTTAATTTATACAATGAAAACTGGGGATGTGGATGATATTCTATTTACAAATAAAAGAGTAAGATGTTTTGAATATATGATTTTTTCAAAATTATCTAAGATTATATTTGATTTATGTTTTTCAAATAGAACATCCAAACAACCAAAATTTAATATAAATTCAACACAAATATTAAGCGAATGTAATGTTTCAGATATTGTTCAGTTTGATTTTTCAATAAATCCAATTGAAGAATTAACAAAATTATCAAGGATAAGTTTGCTTGGTCCGGGAGGATTTAAAAGGGAAAATATTCCAAAACATCTAAGAGATATATGTCCAACGATGTTTGGCCGTATCTGTCCTGTAGATACTCCAGACCGGGATAATTGTGGTGTGCTCCAAAACTTAATACCTAATGTTAAACTTGATGATAATCTCCGATTTACAGATGAAATATGTGAGAAAGAACCAATATCAATTCCTGTATCATTTACTCCATTTTGTGAACATGATGATCAAACAAGATTACAAATGGCATCATCACAAATGAGACAGGCTATTATGTTAAAAGAATTTGATCAACCAATGATTAAATCAGGATGTGAAACTTTATATACAGATCATACACAATTTATCAAACGTGCTAAAAAGAATGGGGAAGTTGTTCACCTTGATGAAAAATATTTAATGGTTGTATATGAAGATAAAACAGTTGATATATTTGATGTTGCATATAGAAATATTTATGTTGAGCATATGGATATTATGAAGTTGTATGTTAATGTTGGAGATAAATTTAAAGTAGGGGAAATATTAGCAGAAAGTAATTATGTTGAAGATGGTGAAATTCATTTTGGTAAAAATTTATTAACTGGAGTAATGGTATATTATGGTCATAATTATGAAGATGGAATTATTATATCCGATAGATTAGTCAATGATGAAACCCTTACATCAGTACATTTTAAAGATTTATCATTTACAATCCCACCAAATAAAGTTTTATTATCTTTATCAGAAAGCGAGTATAAACCATTGCCAACTACTCTTGAAAGAATTACTCAAGGAGATCCATATGCAATTATGAAAACTCTTTCCGGGGATGATTTATATTCTATCTTCTTAGAACCAACTAAACTAGAAGCAGAAAAATCTTACATTATACCAAGCATCAAAATATTTGCAAATGAATGGAACCAAGATATTCCACAATATAAAGAATGGGTAATAAAAACTATTGAAAAACAAAAAGAGAAAGAGTTTAAGTTGAGATCCATAATCAAAGAAAAACTGCCAAGAGATCAAGCTGTAAAATTCATAAGAGAAAATGATTTAGAAATCTTTTCTTTTATAGGTAAATATAAAAACAAAAAAGAAAAAATAAATGGAATCTCTGTTGTTATGTCTGGTATTTATATCCGATCAATTAAAGTAGGTGATAAAATTGCAAATCGGCATGGAAATAAAGGGGTTATATCTAGAATAGTACCACATAAAATGATGCCACAATTAGAAGATGGAAGACATTTAGATATCTGTATTAATCCATTAGGCATTATATCACGAATGAATATCGGTCAATTATTTGAACTGCATTTATCCATGGCACTTTATAATCTACAACAAACCTTAACTAAAATGTTAGATGAAAAAACTCAAAATCAAATTAAAAAATATTTACTAGATTTTATTAAAATTGTTGATAAAACAAAAGAAGGATGGTATCAAAAACAATTCGAAGAACAAATTCCCAATGTTATTGATAAATCTTTTATAGATTCATTATCATTAATACAACCTCCATTTGAATCCTGTCATATAGAAGATTTAGAAAAAGCTTTGGAATATACACAAACCGGATTTAAATATAAGATATATGATCCCATTGCAAGAAAGTATTTATTAAATGAAGTTGCAGTCGGTTATATATACTTTTTGCGAATGGTTCATATAGCCGAAGAAAAGTTAGCAGCAAGAGGCATCGGATCATATGCAAAAAGAACACTACAACCATTAGGAGGTCGAAAAAATAAAGGTGGACAACGTTGTGGTGAAATGGAGACGGCCTGTATTATCGGTCATGATGCTCCTAAAAATTTATTTGAATTTTTAACAACAAAATCAGATTGTATAGATTTAAAAAATAATTATATAAGAACATATATTAATACTGGTCAAGCAAAAACAGATAGTTCAGTTGATTTAGACCCAATGCCGGAATCTGTTAAATTATTAAATTCCTACTTGACTGTACTTGGAGTAGATCAATATGGCAATTCTTAAAAATCTACCTATTGAGGGTTCAATATGGGAATCAACAACATCAGTGGATTATAACCAAATATTAAAAGCAACAGGTTCATTGAATTATTTAAAGCAAGAATATATAAACTCTTTTAAACCAGGAACAAATACATTCACTAAAAGTTTAAATTCAGAAGAATTGAAAACAGAGTTAGCAAAAGATATATCAAATGACCATCTAGAACCTGTTAAATTCAATTGTAAAAATTTATGGAAGGAGGAGAATGCTTAAAAACATAAAATGCCCTATATGTAATTTAACAGTCCTATTTCGATATCATATTCCAGATAAAAATTTTAAAATTGTGGATGGGAAAATAACTAGGGACGATGCCTGCAAAGGAAAATTTTTTGATGATCCAGAGTTAATTTTTGAATGCTCTTCTAATGATAGAAGTCATGATATTTATAGTGACATTTATTATAATGTTAATGACGAATTAGAAAATACAATAAGAGAAGAGTTTTATAGAGGCAAATATTATGAAGATTAAAGATGTGTTGCCAGATATGCAATGTGAACTTCCAAATATCCCAACTCCTATTAACCAAGTTGGTGTTGAAGATGTTGAAGTTCCTTTTCTATTAGAATCTAAGTATGGTGGGTTCCGTCAGCTGATAGCAAATGTTACTATGATGACTAATTTAGACGAATCTACAAAAGGGATTTCAATGTCTAGACTGCTATTAACTCTCAAACCATACTTAGAACTTCCATTAAAAAGTAATTTAATTAGAGATATTATTGAAAAGATATTAATAAATGTTGGTGGAACATCAGCATTTATGAGATTTGAATTTAAGCTACCATTAACTAAAAAATCAATTAAAACAGATAATGAATTTCCTCTCTATTATAAATGCAAATTTGAGGGACAGGTATTTAAATCGGAAATTCCTTTATCATCAGATACAAAAGCACCTGTTAATATCTTTAGATTTTTTCAAGGAGTAATAATTCAATATGCATCATATTGCCCATGTTCAGCCGAATTATGTAATGCTTTAGATGGAGACGGATTCCCACATAACCAGAGATCATTTGCACATATCTTAACAGAAATAGATACTGATCATTATGTTTGGTTAGAAGACATAATTAATGCAGTTGAAAACAATATACATACATTAATCTATCCGATAATTAAAAGAATTGATGAGCAGGAAATTGCAAGAGTTGCAGCAAAAAATCCTTTATTTGTGGAAGATTCAATTAGAATTATATCAGATTCAATTAATAAATTACCAGGTGTATTAGATTGGATAATAAGATGTGTACACCAGGAATCAATACATCCCTCTAATGCAATAGCTATAAATTGGAAAGGTATTACAGGAGGATTCGATGGGAGGAGGTATATTTAAGTGAAAAAGAAGCATGCTAAAAAGTTAATAAATCTTTATAAATTTGGATTTACAATTTATTTTTTCATATCTGGAGAAAATTATAAGGGATGGACAATTGTTAATGGCATTTATGAGGGAGACTTGTCAGTGATGGTTGAGTTTGGTATGTATTGTATACCTTTATTGGATACTGATGTTAACATTGATGATTTTAAAGTTTATAATGAAATCAAAGATTGGGCAAAAATAAAAGGAGGTGAAAACAGGAAATAAATGTGCAAAGAGGATCCAATTGAAAAAATAAATCAATTGTATAATAAGGAAAGAGAATATCAACTTCGTGTATTTGGTGATTATAAAAATATAAAATCTTTAAATCTAGCAAGTTTTTTAATACTAATTAAAAACTACTTAGAAAAAGCTGAAAAATGTTATTCAGGACCGTGGTCAAAAGAACTTCCTCCATGGTTAAATAATTGCCAAGAATTTTACAATGAAGGATCAGCTCCAGTAGAAACATACGAAGAATTAATAAAAATATTTGCACTAACTGGTGCAGCTTTAGAAACATATGCTGAGTTCAATTTAGACGAATGGCGAAAAGACATCACAGAAAAACTAAAAAAATGGGAAAAAGGAGAAAGTGAATGAACGATAATTTACAAGAAATGATACAGGAAATGCCAGCAGAACAACCAATGACATATAATGTGGATAATCTTACTCTACCAGAAACAGAAGTAGGAAACGGGCAAGAAGCGTCTACAGACACAACAGAAGTAGCACAAGAAGCAACAGAACCAAATCCCAATGAAATTCAAATTGTACCTTTTGGCGAATGGTTTGAAAAATATAATGGATCCTTTTCTAATATTCATCAAATTCAAATATCAGCTAGAGGAGTTGCACCAAATGAAAATTTAATCATTTCAATTGATGATCCGTATGGTGAAGAAATTGAAGAAGGAATTAAGAAACGCAGACTCCAACTATTTGATGATGCTATGCTCCGAACAGTTCTTGATATGGAACCATCGGACATGCAGATATATAATAGTGGATTTAGAGTTACTTATCCTATAAACGATGAAACATTTATTAAAATGTATGGAATCAAAACAGGAATTATTGCTATGTTTTGTCATGCATTAGAAGGTGGGTTACTTCCATATTCAAAAGTCGTTGCAAAGAAAAAAGTTGCAACTGTTGAAATTCAAATGGCAGATATTGAAATTTACAAACGACAATTAACAGAACCAATTGATATGGAAGCCCTTTATCTTTTATATAAACAATGTGCAAAAACAGACCCATTCGAAACAAAAGGTCAAGCAATTAACTGGTTGATAAAACGTCAAGATGGTATTACAGATATTAATCATCATCTGGAAATTGATAAAACCATAATGACATTATTTAGTTAAATTTATTAACTCGGGTAGGGATTTTTAGCGACTTACTTACCCGAGTTGAACTAAAACCATGAAAATAAATTCAAACTTAGATCTAATTTTAAAGGAAGTCTATATATACGATATTGAATCTTGTCATTATACTCTTTTGAAAATGAATGGATATAACTTAGAAAATGTAGATCCAAATGATAAATTATCTAGAAATATTGCAATCGGTAAAATGATGCAAAAAAATCCAAGGTTAACAGAATTTTTAAGGAGTACAACAATAGCATTAATAGATGAATATATTACAGCAAATGAAATTGAGGAAGATGATATAGTTATTAGACAATATGATGGATTGTTACTTACTAAACTTCTACATAAAAATAATATACAAGAAATCCCTTTAAATTTAAGAAGAACATTTGATGTATTTATTTCGTCAATAAAAAGAAATATGTATATTGCTATAGATACAATGCAACAACATTCAATTAAGGGAGTTCCTTTTAGATATTTACATATGGATCAAATTTATAAGAAAATATGTCAAATAAATTTCTTTAATAAAATTGAGTTGTTTAAAGGATTAGAAAGAATAAAAAATTCAATTCTTAAATCAACTGATGTAAACTTATTTGCTATCCCTACAAAAAATAATAAATTTAGTATATTTTTATTGGGTTATGGAGAAATGGAAATATCACCAGGAACATTAAAATTGATAGATACTGATGAAATTGATAAACATAGATATTTTAACATTTATCTTTCACCATTTACAAAAAGCATTGTTTCGCAATATGCTTAAGGAGATTTTATATGGAAACAAGATTGCTGAATATTGCAGCTGGAAAAACGGGGTACTTACCTGATCTTGAAGGTCCTTTGTCTGATTTCTTTGTTGTTAATTTGGACACAATGTATTATCGTCATACCCCAACTGATGTTATTGAAGAACGATATCGTGAATGGAATTCTACAACTAAAAAAGAAAACGTTACATTTTATTGCAAAGAAGATGTCTTTGAATTTCTGGAACGAACGCAGATGATATTTGATATGGTTACTATATATAGGTTTCTTGAACATGTTTCTTTTACACAGATTTTATACTTTATATATTTAGTTTCTACAGTTGTTCGCAAAGGAGGATTAGTTGATGTAATTGTTCCAAACTATGAAGTGCTTGCTGCTATGATAAGGGATGAAGATGTTAATAGTTCTAACTTTGAACGCAATAATATCCTCTTAACAACTGAACTTCTTAATCAGCCCTCAGATCCTCATGCATCGATTTGGTCCCCACAAAGAGCAAAATATTTTTGGGAATTTGAAAATAGATTTAAAATTTATAGCGATTTAGTTTGTCCGAATTTTAAATATGATGGAAGAGATATATATTTGAGGTTCCATGTTAAGAGAGTATGAACCCGAAATTCTTGGTATATTAATGGATAGAAATAAAGAAAAATATGTAGATATACTATCCTTTCAATTGGGTCAAATTGATCATGATCATAAAGCTAATATCGAAGAAACTATCAATATTTGCTGCAAAATGATTGCCCTATCAGTTTTTGGGAAGACTTCATTAAAATTATTCCGAGTCGAGTTAGAAGAATTAATCAAAAAAACAATAACGAAAAAGTTAGGAGAAAAGTATGATCCCTTTCAATGAAAGAGCACAGGAGATGGGGCTTGATGTTTCAGGATCTCATAAAGGCTTATTTAAATATCAAGATAGATATTCTAAAATTGTATATAGACAATTAATTTCAGATTTTAGATTAGGTGAAGAAGATGAATCAACTGATGGATTACAAACTCCTATAATTGGAATATGGACCGCACCGCCTGATGATGATGAGTTTAGTTATGTTGGATACGTTTCTCAAATGTATAAATTTGTTGGTAACGAAGTTATTACTAATAGAGTTCGTGATTCATTAACTGAAATTGGTAGTCCTATATTAAGTACTAATACACATATTCTTGATGATTTAACTGCCATTAGGGAAGAAGTTATATTACAAAGTAGTCTAAGTTCACAACAAGCTGGAGATATACATCCGGTTATGATCGTTGGAAATAGTTACAATGGTCAAAGAGCAGCATCAGTCGGTTTTGGTATTACTGTTGCTGAAGAAAATACAACTAGAAATTCTGTATTTGGATTTTCGCTTGGCGAGATGAAGATGATTCACATTGAAAGTTCAAATACCACATTATCTTCGGGTATTAACCAGTATCTTGAAATATTCAATAATAATATATTAGATATGATTGATAGAAGTTTTACAACACAACTAACCCAAGATCAAATGTTTACAACTTTAGATGTTATTGAAAAATACGGAAAGAAAAGACGAAAGAAGATTACTGAAATATTATTATCTTTACAACCAGAAGTAACTGAAGGAGAAGACCCTGTATTACCAAGTGCATGGAATGTATTTTTAGCTATTACACGATATTGTGCTTTAGAACCAAATTTGAATATGAAAAGATTATTGGAAAATATTGCTGAAAGTGTGTTGGTGGTTCCAACCCGAATGTACGAAGTTTTAGATCAATTAGGATAAAAATGTGGGGAAGAATTTTTAGTATTGATTCTTTCCCTTTTTTTCGTTAGATTTTTTTTGGAACAAATTATAAAAAGGGGAGTTTGTTTATGGAAACTAGATTTTGGTCACCTTCTAGAACTTATGAATTTGAAGTAAAAATAGCAGATAGAGACCTTACTCCCGATTTATATAAGCTAACAATTTTAACTTCAATAGATTTTCCATATCAAACATTTGTAATGGAATTCTTTCTGGATCCTAATGATTTAATACTAGAAAAAATATACGGTCAACAAGAAATCAAGTTATCAGCAAAGTTAATGGCAACGGCTCCAGGTCTTGTAAATGATCAAATTGATTTTAGTTTAATGTATTTATCAGGAAGTATTCCTTTAAGAATACAGAATACGATGCAAACAAGAACGGATGTTCAAAGATCCCCAATAACAATAACTGCAGTTTCTCGAAAATCATTTACTACAATGTCAACTTATGTGAACGATGTTTTTGAAAATACTTCTCTTAATAACATTATTTTACAATTAGTTAGTCAGGCAAAGGGAGAATTAAAGCAAGATGTTGTTGGAAGAAATACAGAGGTATTGGATCAAGTTTTGGTTCCTCCTACAACCCTATATCAAGCTTTGAAATATTTAAACAGAACATTTGGTATATTTAATGGATGGTTGGCATTGTGGTGTTCACATGATAATAAAGTATATTTAAAAAATTTAACATCTAAAATGAAATCATCTTATTTATTTTCAATATACCAATTTGCCAGTAATGTTGATAATGATAAAATTATAGAAACATTAGAAGACAATATTTATTATACAAAATATGATGTCAAAACTTCATACACTGGGAATACTAAATTTGCTATTTATGCTCCAACAATGAAACATATTGTTAAACCAAAAGATAAATTAAGCGAAACTATACAACTTGATTTAGAAAGTTTTTGTCAATCATATGGTTTAATATCCCAAAAGAATAAAATATTTTTTGATAAGTCAGCTATTAATGCATCTAATAGACAACGAGTATATAAAGATCATACAGGATATGAAGCAAATCAAGCATTTATTAATTCAAACATGGCAGAAGAAATTGGTGATTTATCAGAGATTGAAATTAAACTAGAACGTTTCTTAAAATTAAAAAATTTAATGAATGTTGGGGAGGCAGTAACATTCATTTCTAAAATAGATGATTATCAAGACTTAACTGGAGTATATATTCTTCGATCTTCACAACTAAATTTTATTAAAGGAAAAGATTGGGAAGCATCTGCAGATTTAAAACTTATAAGAACTAATAGAATTATTTCCAAGGGTTAAAAATTTAGAACAAATATAAAAGGAATAATATATGGCATATTCAAAGAAGTTACATACTTTAGCTCAAAAGTATGTGGAAGAATTCATCAAATGTAAATCCTCATTTGATTATTTTTGCCGAAATTACGTTTTAATTGAATTGCCTGGAAGGGATGAAAAATTAATTCCTTATAGAAAGCAAACTGAATTGATTGATTTAATTGAAGTTAAACATTATGTTCTTGTATTAAAAAGTAGACAAATTGGTATATCAACAATTATTCAGGCATATTCAACTTGGCTAACAACATTTTTTGATAACGTTGTTATAGGGATTATTTCAAAAGATGGGAGAGAAGCAACTGATTTTGCAAGAGCTATAAGGGGAATGATAGAAAAACTTCCAGACTGGATGAAACCATTAAAAGGAGTATTAGGAAGAGGTTTTGCAAAAAGAACTGAACAATCATTTATTTTAACAAATGGTAGTAAAGTTTTTGCTTCACCAGTAAACCCAAATGCCCCAGAAAAGACTCTTCGTGGTAAAGCAATTACATTTTTAGTTATAGATGAGGCTGCATTTGTTCATTATGTTGATACAGCATGGACTTCTATGGTACCTGCTCTTTCAACCAATCAGATGCAAGCTCGTAAAGCTAATATTCCATATGGAACTGTTGTTCTTTCAACTCCTAATAAAACAATGGGTGTTGGGCAATGGTATTTTGAAAGATATTTAAAATCCATATCCGGCGATGATATATTTAATCCTTTTGTTATTCATTGGAAAATGATACCTGAACTTTGTGATGATCCTGAATGGTATAATACACAATGTAGATTATTTGATCATGATAAAAAGAAAATTGCTCAAGAGTTAGAATTAAAATTTCTACCAGCGGAAGGATCATTTTTTGAAGCTGAAACAGTTGAAAAGATGCAAGACAATACTGAAACCCCAAAAGAAAAAATTCAAATATACAATGGTGAAATATGGCAATTTAGATTGCCTATACCTGGGGCACAGTATATTATTGGTGTTGATACAGCTCCAGAACATGGTAACGATAAATCAGCTATAACAATTTGGGATTATGTTACATTAGAACAAGTATGGGAATATCAGGGGAAATGTAAAGTTCTTGACTTTGTAAATGTTGTCAAGGTTGCAGCTACATCATATAAAAATGCTGTTATAGTTGTAGAATCAAATTCATACGGAAATCAGGTTGTAGAACATTTAAATGCAAGTGAATATGGACCACAATTATATAAAGAAAAACGCGGTAATGCATTAATACCTGGTCTATCAACAAGTCCTAAAACTAGACCATTGATGATCGATGCTTTATATTCGTATATGACTCAATTTCCTGAATCTGTAAAATCAGAAAGGTTAGCATTAGAGTTAACAGGACTTGTTTCTAAAGCTAATGGAAAAGTTGAAGCTGATACAGGATGTAGTGATGATCTAGCATTATCTGCAGCTTTATGTTTTTATGTTAGAAAATACGATCCGCCTTTAGCATTAGCAATGAATATGACAGATGGTTCAATGATAACAAATGATTTAAAAGATATTCTTAATTACAATGTTGGTCATTCTGATGTTGAGTTTACTGATCAAAGTATTATGAGATATATAAAAGACCATCCAGAAGAAAATACGCCATATATAGATACAATTAGTTTTTTTAAAGGATAGAAAATGATAAAAAAAATAAAAGAATTATTTGCTCCTCCTATTGGGCTTAAGTTAGTTGATGTTGTTGATGGAATAAAACTATACTCATCAGCAAAATTAATGCAAAATTTTTTATTGGCATTTAAAAAGTCTAGTAGAGGAAGTGACAAAGTTAAGCTAATTGAAACATTAATGAACAAAGGATTGATAATACCATGTTTTAAATCTAAAGGAGTTCTTCGTTTTTTAAAACACAAATTTTTTGGAAGTCAGGAATCAAAAGCAATTTTGGGAATGTATCATCTTGTAAATAAAAAAGTTTATATTTTAATTGATAATAATTCTACTATCTTTGGAACATCTTCTAATGATGAATTAGTATCAACAACTTTACATGAAGCAATGCATTTAGCAGCAGGAAGAAATATGAAAGGTTTCTTAAAAGTTATGATGCCAACATTAAGAAAGTATTATGGGGAAGCCTTCACTCATATTTTTTCTTTAAAAAATACTCCAAATATTGATAAAATTATATACCATTTATCATTATATGAAACCCCTAAAAAGATAGATGCGAATAAACAATTATCTATATATTATCATTTACTTTATGATACATTTAAAGATTCAACAGAGTTAGAGGAAAAACAATTTAGATTAAAACTACAAAATTATATAGTATCAATGAAAATATTTTTTGTAAGTTTTTCAACATTTGTAAGATCATATAAAAAATGGCAAAGTATATTTATTGAATTGAATCATGCTTATGAAAAAACATTTGGAAAACGTAATAGATATACATCTCCATTTCAAGAATTAGTTTCTGTTTCAGAAGTAGCATGTGTTATGGCAGAAATGAAATCTAATGACAAAAGAGTAAATTCAATACTCAAAATTTTAAGATGAGGAATTAAAAGATGCCCGACGATGATAAACGTCAAGAGCCAGGCAGTATAACTAAAACCGCTGATGCTCAAAATGAAAGGATATCTGGGATAAGTAACGTTTCACAAACCGTTACAGAAATGCAAAAGAAAACCCAACGTCAAATTGAAGAAACCAAAGAATC